GGTTAAAACATCTGAGGGTTGATAACCACCAGTTACCATAATAAATTTTATGTATCCACTTTCTTGTGCAGACTCATTTGTGTATGGCAAAACAACAGGAGAACTATAAGCTTGAGCAGAATTTGACCCAGAAGGATTGAACTCTGTATAAGTTGCATTTCCTGTTACAATTGGATCTTCTGGCGCAGAGCCGATTCCGGTTGTATAATATCCACTTGCATTTGAAGGAATATTAAATGTAATTCCGCTTGCTCCAAACCTAATTTGGGAACCAGATGCTGGGCTAACAGTAATGTCATTGTCAGTTTGACCAAGTTGATAAGTTACAACTTGTTCGTTTGATCTAGTTAAACCCTTTCTCCAAGCAAATACTTTGATTTGATCAGTTGGGTTTAGCCTTATTGACTCGCTAAGATCTGCAAAATAACGAGAGCTTCCGGTAGTAGGAGTCGCTGCTGTAGGATTGCCAGTTTCAACATAATACTCAATTGGAGAGCTATCAGTGCTTGACAAAATTACTCTTTGTCCAGTCGCAGAAATGACACTATCATCTGGGTTGAAAGTTATAGTTGCAGCTTTCTTTTTATTGTAATTTTTTGACTTTACAGTTTGAGAAGGCTGGCGACCATTTAATACAGCAATTGCTTTTATATAAAGAGTCTCAGAAGCGGTGGTATTATTTAAAGGAAAATTAATTACGTCACCACTTGAAACCGCGAAAGCAGCATTAGATCCACTAGCGGTCCAGTTTTCTAAATTAGAGTCGCCAGTAACTATTGGATTATCAATGGAACTGGTTAATCCAGTAACAGCAAAACCACTATATCCACTAGAAATATTTACTGTAAAACTATTTCCAGAGAAATCTTGAGTTGTAGTAGTTGGACTAAAAGTAATTGTATCAGCGTTAGCGTAATAATAATCATAATTCGCCGTGACAATATCTGAACCGTTTAAACCCGTTCCAGAAACTAAAAACTTGTAAGTGTAACCGGGGCAAACGGTAAATACGCCGGTTCCAGAAGCGGCAGCGCAACAGTCCCCAGTGTAATCTGCACCAGTTACTTTAAAGTCGGAGGGAGTTGGATCTGCTGGGGTCGAAGTTCCACTGGTAACATAAAAGTGAATTCCAGTATCTGCGGAACTTAAAACGATTTCTTCACAATTGTTTCCAGAAATTTGAGTGCCATCTGGCAAGCTTAAGTTTGCTGATTCAGCTTTTCTTCTGGGATAGTTTCCAGTTTTGATAACAATTGTTGAAGCGCAGCCAGAAGTTGCCAAACCAAAATACTTGATTGTTCCGGTAAGGGTATCCGCTGGAAAGAAAAATTGTCCAGTGTACTTTTGAGTCGGCGCAGAATAGCTAAGATCGCAAGCGTTTACACTTGGATCTGGAACAGATCCAGTCGAACTATCTCCAGTAGTATAAAAAATATGATTATACCCCTGCATTGTAAATCCAGTATAATTTCCAAATCTAGCTTCCGTTCCAGAAGGAGGATTTACAACTACGCCTTTTCTAGTATAGCTTCCGGTAGTTACTTGAGTTGGAGCGTAACCATATTTGGTTGCAAATAGCTTTACTAAAGCGTCATCATCTAGAGCAGTGTCTCCATCTAATGTAATATAAGAATTTGTAGACCCACTCCACAAAAGGTTATAATTTGAAATAGAAGGTTCAGACCCATCAGTTTTGTAGTAAAAAGCGAGACCATCTTCCAAGGAATGACTAATCATACTTGGAATGCACTGGACTGGGAACGACACAATTCCTGCACCCTCTTCGATAGTGTCTGGAGAAAAGTCAATACCCTCTAAAGATGGATTTTGTCCATAAGCACCGCCCAAAGTGCTTGCATAAGAAGCAGAAGATACAAGAGACCTTCTTTTTCCATCAGCATCATTTGGTAAAGCTCCAGCGAAAGCTTTAATATTATAAGATACGTTCTGATAAGAAGAAACGTTGATTGACAAAGGTGAAGTCCCTGTGTTTGTATAAACAGTAGCTGTAGGGGCGGTATGATTGCCGGTTTCGATGAAATCTCTTGTCCCCGTAGTTAGGGTATAATAAATCTTGGCTGTTCCACTATGGTCTGGGACAGTTAAAGTTATTGTATTTAAATCGGTGCTTGGATATCCATGATGAGGACTAAATTGAACCTTTGGATATCTTGTATTTAATCTATAAATTCCAGAAGAAACATTACTTGCATTATAGTAGCTCAAATAAGCTTTTGCTTTTACTGCATAATATAATGTGCCTGTTCCGGTATTTGTTAATTCAACGGGTGAGCTATACAAATTAGATCCAGCCGTAGGATCAGAAACATTTAATCCAGAAGGATTTGTTCCAGAATTTAAAGTATAATAAATCGAAGCATTTGGATGTCCAGCAACGGACATAGTAACTGTATCTGAGTCAGTTACATCTACAAAAGTATAGTAAGCGTCGTTTGTTGGATTTACAAAAGGGGAAAATGCAACAGCAGGTAATTGTCCAATAGTCGTAGCAGGAGTCCATTGATTAGTGCATCTATCATAAGCTTTTAAAACTGGCTTGCAGTCTCCAGTTGTATCTAGCCAAAGATTTCCACTTTGATCAAATGCCCCACTTGAAGGCTGAGATCCAGAAACAATGATAACTGGAGCCTTGAATCCGCTAGGATTGTTTCTAGGGTAATAATTTGCATTTACCCAGCCAGTACCTTCTGTAACTCCAGTGCCTGTGCCAGCCAAGATGCCAGTTTCTGCTGCTCTTACGTAACCGCTAGGATTGGAGGCTTCATAAAATGTGCCAGATTCAGATCTGCTAACATAGTTAGCATTTACCCAGCCAGTGCCTTCGGCAACCCCCGTGCCTGTGCCAGCTAAAATTCCGGTTTCTGCGGCTCTTACATACCCGCTTGGGTTTGATCTTGGGTAAAAGGTATCGGAGACATAGCCAGAATAACCAGTGGTGAGATGATCGCCAGTCTGCGATGTTCTGACCAAGGATGCCAAGCCCGTAGGCTCTAACTGCTTTAGTTTGATATAATTTCTAGCCATAACCTTTTACCGTCTATAGTTTTTACACGCAATTTAAATAAAAATCGGAACAAATGTATTATTTTCTTCTTTTGGAGCTTGCATCATTTCGTAGTAACTTTTTAAAGCCCAATTTGCCAACATAAGAGTAGTGTAATTGTCTTTTCTGGCCCTATTTGCGCTGGTTGACCTTTTTAAATGTTGGGGAAGGTCAAAAGTCTGAGTGCCTTTGGCTGTAGTTTTGACCTCGACCAAGGCACACTGCTTTTTCGTCTGGTAAACCAAGTCATCTTGAGCTTCCAAATAATCAAGCTTGCTTTCATAAGGAACCAAATCTACATTGATTTTTCTATTCATTGTTTTATCAAATGCAGATCCGTCAGCGCAAGTTTTTGACGCAAACCAAATTTTCTTATGGTCGATGCAAGCTTGAAGATATTCGTTAGCGTTTCTGATAAACTTAGAGGTAAACAATTGCTTGAATACAATTGTTCCATCTTGCACGTTGTAAGCGTTTCTCGCTTTTTTGACGGCTTTTATCTTTTCGGCATCTTCTGCGTCACTATCAAAGTCAAAGAATTTTAAATTTATTTTATTATCAATAAACAGTTCGCTTTCATTGGCAGAATCAATAAACTGATATCCAGCGTTATCAATACATATCATAATTACATTAAAATTAGATACGATATGATAAAGATATTTGATGTGATCTTTTAAATCTCCACCAGCTACAGCATAAGTATTTACCAGTGTGCCTGTTTTGGTTTCGTCGTCTATTTGCAGCAAGCTCATCGCAAAATAGTCAGAGCTTGGACTGTTTGAAAACGAAGGGTCAATTCCAAGAATATATTTACAATCTGGATTTCCTACAATCTCTGTCGAAGGCTGTTGACCATCTGGAATTGTGCAAACATACATTTTCTTTGCGCTGAAATAACTGTCAGATCCGTCAGTAAACTGAGCGCAATATTCTCGTTGAAAAGAAGAGTTGCTTTGGCCACCGTCTTTGGCTTCCTGAATGATGGTTTTATCTACCATGTGTTCCGGTAAAGCCTCGTAGCTCATTTGGGCTACAAAATAACTTGTTTTATTGGTTTCGTCAGAAAACTTCTCAGAGTAAATTTGATTTACCCAATCTTGATAAGTTTTGTATAAATTTTCAAAAGTATAACTCGCAGAAGAAAGCGCGATCATCTTTGAATTGTTTTCAAAGTTCATTCTTTCACTTTCTTGCATTTTTCCGTCTTTAATAAGCTTGTCTTCTATTTCACGAATTTTCATTCGTTCTGCCATGTTCTGCGGAGCGACCAAGAAGGGCATGAGTACCGTCTTGATAGTTTCTTCTGGCAAGAGGAGATACTCGTCAAGTACAAGTATGTTAGCACGATAACCACGAATTTTTTCACCGGACAGTGGGATAGCTGTAATTGTTCCATTGTTAATTTTCCATTCAAATGCGTCGTTTCTTTTAGTTTTTGCGCCAAAAGCTTGATTCAGCAATTCAGCGCCCTTGCCTTCGCAAATTTTTTCGATATTGTTGAAGATAAACCGCGCAGTACGAAAAGTCGGACCAGCAACTAGGATTTTGGTTCCCGGTTCAAATATACACTGAAGAATACAGTAAACAGCAGAAATGAATGTCTTGCCGCTACCACGACCAAGGACCAACATGCTGAAGTTTCTGTTCAGCATTCCCTTGAGAAGAACCTCCTGAAAAGGAGCTAATTTGATTCCGGTCAAAAGCTCGACCGTAAAACTCAAATTACTTCTTAGAAATTTAGCGAGAGTAATTTTAGCTTCTTTATCTTCCAACTCCCCTTTTATGGAAAGAAGCTCTTGATTATAATCTATAATTTCTTTTTTATATTTTTCAGGAGCGTACCACATTATAAACAATTAGTGTCATATAAAAACTGTAAATCTGCATTTCTACATGACCCTTTTGATGAAAGTAATTTTTGTATGATCTGAGAGCTTTCAGATCTGTTTTTAACAAATAGAAATTGTATATTCTTGTAAGACTGTAAAAGGTCTCTGACTCTATGAAAAATAAACTCAGGAGTCGCTCTAACCTTGTTTCTAATTACCGGAAGCTTGTTAAAGTTTGTTGCCGCACCATAACTAGACTCAACGACAACAGTAATATAAGCTCCTTCAACAGCCGCCCTTTCGATCTCCCTTTGGAACCTTTCGAATCCACCAGACATTGTTCCTATGAAGTCAATTAGATTTTTTCTTTCTACGTATACGTTGTCGCAAATAGATTGGTCATTTAAAGTATAATCGCCAAAGTTCAGCTTTTTAACTTCTATATCGACGCCAAAAGAAAGAGGCTTTTGCTCTCTTGTATCTACGTAAATACAATGATCATCTTGAAGTTTTTGAGGCTCGATTTTCGTTTTGTAAGAATACTTTCTTTCCAAGCCAATTGAAGAACATATATTCAAATAACTAAACTTTTTGGTTTTAAAATAATGTAATGGAGGAAACATCAAGCTTCGAAGCTCGATTTGACTTGGCGCATATATTAATTTCTTTCTTTCTTTTCTTTCTTTTAAAAAATTCTCGCAATAAGCTTGAGCTTCTTGATCTGATGCCTTTTCAAGCCAACCTTTCAAACTTGTTCTTGAATTAAACTCAGTATCAAAATATTGATCCCTGTTTTTAAACTTGATAATCTCGCCAGTAAATTTGTCATACTTGGCATAGTACTTTTGATAATACTGAGCTTGTCGCAACTGGTGAGCCTTAAGATGACCATGAAGGCTTTTTACAGATGCAAACTCTTTGTCGCAAACTTTGCACTTTTCTTTACCCATTGAGAGCTTCTTCTTCTGTGAGTCCGAGGATGCGAGCTTTGACTTCGTCAATTGAACTGAGTCTTCCAACTTCATTTTTAACATTTTGCTTTTGTAGTTCTGCTAGTTTGATAAGTTTTTCTCTACTTTCTTGCTCTTTCCAAAGCTCAACCAAATTTAAAATACTTGCATTTTCGTTTACAAGCTTCTTTAAACGATCACTTCTTTTTTCCTTGAGATCATTTAAAAGTTTTTGTTGACGATTAACGCACTGGTTATATTCTGTCTGAGCCGTATTGATCGACTCGACCAGCCCCATAGAAATTCTAGCACCTTCTTCGCTTTCGTCCGCTTGACGATCAAGATGAACCTGAAGACGTTCTACCCTTCTTTGAATTTTAGCTGAAATTACAACTTCTTGGGACAATACAATATACTGGTCAACTTCTTCCTGCGTCAAGTCTGGTTTGTCATGAGTATATCTTACGAAAGATGATTCAAACAAATTTTTATCGGTCATACTTTCATATCCGTTGATTTGATGAGAAAATCTGAAAGTACTAAGATAATTAATAAGAGCAAACAAACACTTTTTTTCTTTTGGCCCTAACTCCTCTTTTCCACCAAAAGGTTCGTTTACATATTTTTTGATTCTTACAAAAGCTCTTTCGGCAGACTTGGGCGGCTTGTATTCGTTTGTGCTGACTTCATTTGGGTCTTGAAAAGCTTGATCGTTTGGATTGCGATCTGTAATTTCTTTGATTTCATTTATTACCGACAGAGTCTTTCTATCTCTATGAGATGTATCTCCACCAAACAATGTCTTGGCGATTTCATGCCCAGTCATGTTTGTATAATTGTTGGCGATAAATTCTTTGTCGTTTTCGGAAAGTTTGTAGACTCTAGGCTTGTATTCGTTTTTTGATTGAGCTTTCAGTTTTCTAGAAGCTAAAAATTTTCTTACCAATCTTCCCTGCTTGGTTCTTCCATCAATGTTTTCGCCGGGAAAAGCTGCATTGATCAAATCTTGTAAGTCGGGCGGTGGAGAAGGATTGTCGTTCCAAAAGTCAATAATTGCTTGCTTTTGTTCTGTTGTAAGTTCCTTACTCATAGATATCAATCTCCCCTTTTTCTAAAAGCTTTTTGGCTTTTGTAATTATTCGCTTTTGAACATTTTTTATTTGCTTGTAGCCGGGATTTCTTCCTTGTTCATTGGTTTTGTATCCCATTTCTTTTGCGACTTCTACCTCTGTTTTGTTTTCAATAAATAATAAATAGTATATCTTGTATTCGTGAGGTTTTAAAATTTCTTTTATTTTCTCGTTGAAAATTTTAATGTTGGTTTCGTAATCAAAGTACTGACTTTCTTGAGATTTTACATTTTGTGAAGAACTTATCGGGGGAGCTATTTTTATGTCGTAGGCATTTTTCTTTGTTCTTGTCCACTCTTTATACAAAGGGCAATCTTCACCTTGAACTTCATATATATCGCAACCCGTGTCGCTTTCTGCCGCAGCGCATCTTATACATGGTTTGGCATAATTGGTGTAGTTATTGCGTATAAGATTTTTTATTTGATTTGAAATTAACCTATTAAGCCAAGGTCCAAGAGCTTTTTCGGGGTTGTATAAATGCCATTTTTTATAAATATGCGCCCGAATGATGTTTGATACATCATCAAAGTCCATCCAATTGATAGCCGTAAGATTCCACTTGGGCTTTCTTTTTAAAATTTCTTCATTTATAAAGTCTATGTTCTCTTCGAACTGCTCTTTATAATCTTTTTTTTTGGATCTTGACACAATGAGAGTGTATTACACTATCTTATAATAATAAAAAAATAAGTTTTTTATAAAAAAAAACTGTAAATATAAATGTGACCAGCAACTCTAATATAAGAATTAAAAATTTTAAAAATTTTTTAAATAGTAGAATTCCGTTGGTTAAACCTGTTAAACTGATACAAAGAAAGATAAAAGACTGCTTTGGATACTGTTACGAAAAAGAAACTCACTTTATACTCGTAATAAATAAAGAGTATGGTTATTATCAAAAAATAGACACAATTATACACGAATATGCTCACGCAATGACAATGTCAGAGCGCAAGTATAATTCAAAAGATGAAAAAACAGAACACGACGCACATTGGGGTGTTTGTTATTCCCAAGCGTACAGATGTTATTTGGACTTTATAAATGAAACTAAATCAAAACCAAATAAAGATAGCGATAAATTATCTTGAGCAAATTATGAACATTTCATACGAAAAGCTTCAAGAGAATTTTGACGAAAACGACATTCGTATAAACAACCTATCCAAAGAGGCAATTGATATACTAAAACATAAAATCAATCAAAAGCCCTAAGCTTTTTAACCAAGAATTTTACAAGTTCGTCCCGCATAATATCTTCTTCATCCAATTTAAAAGTCACAACGCCAGCAGCGGCACTTTCTTCGTCTCCGAAGATATGCATCATTTTTTCTAGTGCGCCACCCGTGCCGTGCCTTAGATCGGTTTGCATTGGATCTCCCAATATAAAGCATTTACTGCCTTTGCTGAGTCTTGTTAGTACGGTGGTAAGTTCTTTTTTGGTAGAGTTTTGAGCTTCGTCCAAAATAACAAATTTATGACTCCAGTTTAGTCCTCTGGCGAAGTTAACTGGAAACATTTCTATTTTGTTTTCGGTAATTAGTCTTTGGGGACTTGCATTTGTTACAAGCTCAGAAATTTTATCAAGAAATGGGAGATTGTAAAAACTAAGTTTTTCTTCGGCACTTCCCGGCAGAAATCCAAGCTTTGCTTCGCTAGATTCAACCGCAGAACGAAGATACATCATGTCAGAGATTTTTCCCTCATTCATGAGCTTCAAGCCGCAATAAACGGCCATTAGTGTCTTGGCAGTTCCAGCGGGACCAGACAATATAACTATTTTTGTGTTATCGTCTAATCCTAATCTAAAAAAGTCTCGTTGTTTTTGCGTCCAATCTAATTCTTTGATTTTTAATTGGAGCTTTGGTTTAAAGAGTACGTCTTCGGCTTCTAACTCTTCGCTTGGTTCTTTGACGGGTTTAACCGTCTTTTTTTGTCTTGGCATCTATGTTATATTACACATAGATTAAGAAATTTCGTTAGATTAAAGGTGATGAGTTGGGGTCGTTCGGTTACTGGGTAGGCCAATTAGCGTCACCCACTGTCAAGCTGGCGTCGGCTTCAAGGCGGTTTGATTCTGCGCGAACAGCGTCGATCC